CCCTGTTCGACTTTGCCGGCTTTTTATTCAGCGTCGGAACAGACACGACAACTAAGCAGGCCATCACGAAGCTGGACCTCACAGGAGACCAGTCCTCTGATGCAGAGCCAGATATGTGCGTCAGGGCAGGAGCCCTGGGGGCGTTGGACCTTTTCGAACAGGTAGCTGAAAAAGAACCTTCCGCCGTATCGGAGCTGGTCTTGCCGGCAACTAACGTAGCTGGTGGAACCGGCGTTGTCAGTACCGCTGACGTTTTACCCACGGAATCTGTGTCCACAGAGCAATCTTCGTCGAGCGATGGGCGCGTGCTGTGGTGGCTTTTCGGCGGCCACGCCCTCCTCGAAGTGGACAATAAGGCTGCGGAAGTCAGACTTTCGAGGGTAAAGACCCAAAAGAACTCGATGACCGGGGCTGTCAGCAACTCTGAGGGCGACATCAAACAGCTCCGGCTGAACGACAAAGAGCTGGGTCTGCAGTGGAAGAACCGATGGGTATCCCTGAATGACACGAGAGTTTCAGTTTCCTTCGGAGACAACTATGTCTCCTTGGACGACAAGAAAGCCTCACTGGTATTCGGGGATAACTTCATCGTGGTCAACAAGAGCGGCGTCCAGATTAAGGGGTTCCTAGAGTTGATCGGCGGGAAGATAAAACTCGTGGGCCAGGAGGGTAACGCCATAAAACCGGAGACCGGAGGCGTAGCCGAGAGTGCCATCGAGAACGTGGTCTTCGATGGAATAACGCGCACCCTGGACCTGACTATGAGCCTGACGGTCAACAAACTCGGGCTAGTGAACGAGACGTTCCTGCCCAAGTACGATGCCGACATGTTGGTCATCAAGAACCACCAGCACACGACGACCAAGGAGGGCAGCCCGACGGCACCCATACAGGGTATGTTCGACACAGTCGACGAACCCACCGCGGCAAGCGCGAAACCTGCGCTTACGTCGAAGCTAGTCTAGGAGCTGAAAGATGGAGCCTCTCTTCCTGACGACCAAGAACGAGATCGACAAGGAAGCCAACATCAAGCTGGAGCGTGACCCCAAGCAGTGGCCTGAGAACATCACGATGTTCCTGCACCAGGCCTATCCGTGGATCACCGATGCGAAGATCCAGGTGAACTTCAATCGCATCGATGCCGAGGATGGAACCGGCGTGGGGCAGATCCAGCTCGACGACAAGGCGTCCATCCCCATCATCATCGACAACTTCAAACTCCAGCCGCTGGACGTCTTCTGGGCAAACGGAAAGTTGCAGCCCCTCACGAAGAACAATCTGCTGGAGATGCTGGAGGGCCAGCAGCTGGGAAGATCGATCGAGCCGAAACGGAGCGGGGACACAGACATGGCCCTCCTGTCCCGCACCCAGGTTCCGTACGACGGCCGCTACGTCTACGCGAGCACGCTCGGCCTCTCCCAGGACGACATCTTCGCCGCAGCGAGGAATGCGTTCAGCTACGACGACCTTGAGGTCGCACTCGGCTCGAATCCGACGTTCCGGACTGTCATGTCCGACTGGATGAAGACCGCCACGGCCAAGGGTCTTCCCAAGAAGGCCAGGCCGCTGCAGCCCACGGGAAAGGTTGCCCTTGCAGCCGATAAGGCTGTGACGGCCAACATGGGTACGCCGATCAAGCGAGACAAGAGCGAGAACGTCAAGGCATACCCAGACGTTCTGACCAAGGAGAAAGACCGCCACACGCTTCCGCACGAAGCCGGAGCTCCGAAGTTGGAGCACCCCGACCTGATCGAACACGAGACGCACCACCCAGGCGTCATCAAGAAGGGCGGCTTCTTCGATCTACCCATGAGCATGGAGCGGGTGCCCTGCGTCGTGGCAAACCACATCGTGTCCATGGACGGCCAGGTGAAAGAAGGATCCATGGCCGCCTTCGAACTGGACGGCGATCGGTACTACTACGGCTCCAACTTCGTGGGCTACCGCCCGAAGGAGACGGTCAAGCTGGCCGCTTACGGGACGAACCTCGTGAAGGGCTGGGGAGCGTTCGTTTTCCAGACTGACAACCCCATGGAGGTCATTGCGACCGAGCCAGTCAAGGTCCTCTTCCGGGAACGCACGACCGAGGGTTTCGACAAGATCGCCGTGGAGACGATCGGTGGTCGGCGCAATATCCTCGTGTCCGGTGACGTGAAGGACTGGACAGAGATCGACGGCGACCTCTACATCAGCAACCGCTGGACCTTCAAGCCGTGCGGCCAGATGGAGAAGGTCTCAGGCTACATGCCCGTCTCACCGACGGGAGCCGCCGTGTTGGAGAAGTTCGCGGAGTGGCTGAAGCAGTCGAGCACTGACGACTGGACCTGGGCTCGCCCGAAAACAAAGGCCGTGAACCTCTTCAAGGAAGCCTCGGCGGTGCAGCCGGCAGTGGCCTGGTTCCCTCTCTCGAATGTCCGCGGTGACAAGCTCGTCAAGGTTGCGCTGAGCGTCAACGAGGAGCAGGCCAAGAAGACGGTGGATACAATCCTCGGCCTGAACTTCGTGACGCCAGAAAATTCATACAAATTCGCTGATCAGCTGGAGAAGGTTTCCGAGGCCAAGGAGGCATGCGCGAAACTCTTGCTAGCTTCACGCCTCGGGCTTCCGCTGCAGCAGGCTCCGCTCAAGACGGCCATGTACGCCCTGGATGCCGTAGAGCTGGATCTCACGCAGTTCAGGAACGTAGCCAGCGGAGCAGAGCAGCAGTAGGTGGACCGTGCGTTGGTTGACGTGGGTATGGCTGAAGTTCCTGTACCCGATCTGGAACGCAATTCCAGCTTGGGTGGAGTCGTGGAAGTACGACAAGCACAAGGGTAGAGACCTGTTTCTAGTTCTTCGCGGCTACGCCCCGGATACGTACCGGATCTCCAACCATATGGATATCTACGGCTTTCAGTGGACGCAGGATCCGCTTGGGGGGCTGCTGGACTTTCATTCGCTGTACTGGGTAACGTGCGCCAGAGGCAAGGGCGACTGTGATGACTGGGCAAACCTGTGGTACCATCTGCTGAAGTATTCAGGCAAGGTTCAGCGGGTGTACACCAAAAAGAAGAATTGCCTGAGCGGCCACGCCATGGTTATATTTACGCGTGACGGCTCGTGCCACCTGTTGTCCAATCTGCAGGAGATAGCCTGTGTACCCGAACGAAACAAACAGGACCTCCTGAAACACTTCTTCGGAACCGAGACGGACTATTCGGTCATCTACTGATGCTTACCCGTGTACAGATCTGCAAGCAATACGGACTTTCGTCGTCGACCTTCGACGACGTAAAACCTTTATTGACCACTGAACCGGTGCCCAAGTGCGGCAACGTGTTCTATGATCTTTCTTCACACGACGACCTGGTTCTTAGGTGTGCCAAGAACCACCCGGCCAGTTTCAGCGTTGATGAAAAGGCTGCTACCCACACGCTCCCGTTTCACCGCTTCCTCGCCCTAAGGTTCCTGACAACCTCGCTCGATGACATCTACGACGAGCTGTTGCACAGGAATCTTGCCACGCATCGGCTAAAGAAGGAATATCTGAAGCGGCTCAGGACAACTTTCCTGCACAACCTTCCGCCCGAGCTGCGGGCCATCGCGGCCAAGCAAGAGATGCCTAACGAGCTCCAGACCTCTCGCTACAGGCTGATGATGCAGACGATAGGGATTGATCTGGTGTATGAGGCTCCAATGTGGCTGGAGGACATGTTCCTCCTCGTTGGTGATCCCAACATCAAACGGATGGTTGAGTTAGTTCTAACGACACGTGGCCTGAAGAATGAACACCAAGCCGCCCTGGAAGAGATGACGGGCGTGCACTGGAAGGGCCTCGGGGTCGAGATGTACAAGTCGCTTTTCTACGATATTTTTTCAATGAGCGAACGCGACTGGGTCTTCTACGGAGACTTCCTCAGGCCGCCAGAACGCAACGAAAAGCTGGCATCTCGCACCATGTCGACGAACGAACTGCGCGTACACACTGGGCTGCGGCCACACTTCAAGGAAACCACGGAGCTGGTCCTGATCAAGATGCAGCGCAGAATCGCCGACATGTTCAATCTCGGCATCGAGGGCGACACGAACCAGCTCAATCACGCCCTGCGCTCGTATCTGTGGGCCGGCAAGAATACAGGCGAAGAGCTGCGGGCTGAGACGTCACCCGGAAAAATATTCGAAGAACTATCCGTCGCGTCCAGCGATAAGGTCAACATGACGATCAACGACATCCAGGAGCCAGAAGTTGCACAGGTGAAACGTGCATAGGCATTACTCCAACAGCCTCTTCACACCCATCGACGAGGAGATTATCGATGCGTCGATTCCCGTCGAAAACGGAATTCCCATACTGGGCCAGCGCATCAAGGACGAGTACATCGACCAGAAGAAAGAATCTGGCGTGCACTCTATCTCAGATCTGGTCGACGAGTTCATCTGGATCGAGCGTCGTCCTTTCCGTTTCGTGGACATCATCCGCCAGGTAGACGGCCCGCCGTTGATACATGACAGAACCTATCTCAGGCATATCTACGACCTGGACAAAAAGAACCCCATCGGGAGCCGCAACAAGATCCTTCACACGGCCAGACAGGTCGAGAAGAGCACCACTGCGGCCAGCATGGGAATCGCCCTAGGTGTGGCCATCCCTAACCTGAAGGGACTATATGTTCAGCCGCGCTTTTCTCAGGTCACGGTCTTCAGTCAACAGCGCTTCAAGAAGATCGTAGAGGAGTCACCCGAAATAAGGCGGGGAATGACCTCTACGCGCAACCTGTGGCAGGTCAGTGGAAAAGCACTCAACAACGGCACGATCTACAACTTTCGGTCCTGTTACCTGTCGGCTGACGCAGTCCGCGGTATATCCGCCGATTTTGTGAACATCGACGAACTACAGGATATTCCGTCCAAGGAAATCGGCGTCATCGAGGAATGCCAGTCTCACGCGTTGCCGGACAGAAAAATCCGCCTGTACTCAGGAACGCCAAAGACGAGGATGAACCAGCTGACACAGCGCTATGAACACTCCTGTATGTTCGAGTGGCTGGTCAGGTGCAAACACATGGGATGTCACCACTGGAACTATCTGGACGAGAAGGTCATCGGAAGTAAATACTTTGTCTGCACGAAGTGCGGCAAGGAGCTGTACCCAAAGCGCCACAAGAATCCGGAGGATGTTAACGACTACGGCGGTCAGTGGATCGCCATGAAGCCCAGTCTCTTGAACGTGTGGCAAGGCTACAGGATTTCCCAGATTCAAGTGCCGTTCCAGTCATTCGATGACATCTCAGGGAAACTGCACGATCCTGAGATCTCGTTCTCCGTGTTCTGCAACGAAGCTTTAGGCCTGGCATCAGAGGAGGGCGAGCTTGTACTGACTGAGAATGACGTGCTGAGAACATGTGAGAACAGGCCGTTGACCGCACCAGAGAATCTCCAGCAGCTGATCGGCGGTTCTCCGATCTTCATGGGCATAGACCACGGCACCGGCGGTTATGGCCAGGTGGATCTACCCGGCGAGCGCAAACGTCGCATGCCGTCATATACCGTCGTAGTGCTGGGCGCGTGGTGCTCCGACGAGAAGTTCCGCGTTTTTTACATGGAGAAATTCCTTGGTGAGCGAGCCAATCTGGCCCGCCAGCCTGAGTTCTTCGATGAGGTGGCCAGAAGATACGGTGCTTTTTGGGTAGGCTCTGACTGGGGCTTTGGGCACATCAACAACGACCGACTGCGTGACGACTTCGGTTGGGTCGATCGTTCGTTCTCCGAGCAAGGTAATCCACTGCTGCTTGAGATGCAGTCAGTACAACAGAGACCGATGGTCAAGTTTGATAACAAGGCCGGCAAGGTCGGGCGTTACATGATCGACCGGTCGTCCTGTATGCGCCTGGTCATCGACAGAATAAGGAGTGGGACAATCCGCTTCCCATCCACCGAGTTCATGCTCCATGTGCCTAACGACAAGATTGCTTTCATCAACGACTTCACATCGATTTTCGTAGAGTATGATGAAAACTACGGAACGATGTCTTACGATCACACGATGCCTGACGATGCCTTCCAGGCAACGATGCTTTGCTACCTCGCGGCGGAGCAGTATTACGGCAGACTGTCGCGGACGGCGCTACCGCAGATTTGAAAAGCGGGCACTTGCGGATAGACCTACTACGAAACTTGTTTGGAGTGCCGTACCACATGAATACGTTTTTAGCCGCCTTCCTCGACGAGATGGAGAAGATCGCCAAGGAAGCAGAGAAAGAAGACACTCGGGATTCGACCGAACGATCTGTTCACCGCGGGGCCGGTATCGGTGCTGCAGGACTGGGTGCCCTGGGGGCCATCCGGGGCGGTGTTGGCGCAGCCAGAACCAATGTCCCGTACCCCAAGCTGACCGAGATGATACCGGCGGAAAAACTGAGGAAGATGACCCCGCATGAGCGCAAGCTCGTGAGAAAAAGCGTCAGAATAACCCGAAGGGGTATCCGTGGATCACTTGTCGCGGGTGGAGCGCTTGGCGGCGGTGTCGCCGGGGCGCTCAAGGGTGCACTCTACGGAGGCGCTCTTGGCTTCCTGCTGCGCGGTAAGAAGAAGGACGCAGATAAGACCGAGAAATAGGAAGGCGGACAACATGGATCTCAACCCGCTGAAGTTTGCTGACTTCGCCAAGCAGGCGGCGGCAGCTTATGTCGAGAAGGGGACACCACTCAACAAGGCTATCGCGAAACTGGCGGAGGAGAACAACCTGTCGCCGATGCAGATCCAACGGGTCGTCGAGCTAGCGAACAGCGAGACGAACCAGAAGCTCTACAAGACGGCAGGGGACAAGACGTTCACGTTTGCTCTCGCTACGCTCGAAGGCGTCCGCAGCGAGATCAGCCCCGTCGTCAAGACGGTGAAGACGGCCCAGGTCCTCGATGTGCTCTTCCCCTCTGCCAAACCGAGGATCGATAAGGTAGCCGGAGAAGTCGAGAAGCTCGCTTCCGGCCCGATGAAAGCCGCGGCCGATCCCCTCATGGAAAAGCGGGCCTTCATGGCCCTCGAATCCCTCATGGGTGAGATCCGGAAACGGGCGGCCAAACTGGAGCTCGACAAGCTGGCCCTGGAGATCGAGAAGAACGCTGCGTTCAACGACATCAAGGACATGGCGAAGGAATACGTCATGCTCCTGAACGGGAAGATGTCAGACATGTACAAGTTCGCCTGCATCGCCCGCCCGGACGACAAGGCCCTCTGGCAGCAACTCTTCTCGGACATCCGACAGGACCTGATGAAGCTCGGCCACCCCGTCGACAGGGCTCTTGTGGACGAGAAGTTTGGCGACTTCGAGACGCCAACAGAAGTCATCAACGGCCGCCACGCGATGCTGATCCTGCTCGACACCTTCAAGAACAAGATCGGGCGGATCGACCAAGCGGGCGGAAAACTCGCCATCTACAACGACGCGCCTGACCCGGTGCCCCAGGAGATCATCTCCATCATCAACAACGACGACGTGAGGAAGATCATCGGCGAGGAGGCCGAGAAGCTGGCCAGCGTGGCTGCTGATCTCTCGGACGAGGAGTTCATCAAGAGGGCGGCCGGCATGACTTATAAGGCGCTCGGTAGCGCGGCGTCATGGGCTGCCCAGAATCCTCTCTATTCGATTCCGCTCGCCTACCTCACGTACAGGGGTCTGACTGACGTCGGTCGTGGCGTGGGTAGGGCAATCCAGAAGGCCAGGCAGCCCACGTACCTGGAGCAGCCTGGACACGAGGCCTATCGGGGATTCTAAAGGAACCGAAGCATGAGTCTCTTAGAAAAATACGCCTGTCTCTACGGCGAGGTTGAGTTCACCAAGGAAGAGGTGGACGAGATTTCGGATTTCGCCGCAGGGGTGGCGAAGCTCGCCGGTAACTTCAACGCGTCGGAGTGGCAGACCCTAGCCCACAGGCACTTCGACTACGTTCAGGCTTCGGCCCTGGAAAAGGTCGCCCGGTACTGCGAGTACCTCTCCGTCGTAGAAGGCTCAGCGGACGAGAGAATCCGAAGGGCCATCGAGGGCGAGGTGCTCCAGAAAGAAGCTGCGCCGGTCATGTCGACCCCGCCGAGTACCGTCATGAGTCTGACCCGATCCGGCCTGCTCCCGGCTATCGGTGTTGCAGCCGTCGGGCTTCCTCTCCTCATGAGCGGGCTGGAGAGCCTTACCAGAAGGTACGGGCTGAGCCGGTCGCTGGACAAGATCATGAAGGAACATCCGGAACTTCGGAACGATCCGAACGCCGGGCGCTATTTCCAGGCGATCGCTGATTTCGCGCCGTCTGTGGCAACCAATCCATTGCTGGCCGGCAACGTGATGCGGCAGCTTCATCAGATCGGGCCGGCTGCCTTGACGCCCGCCATGATCAAAGACCTCCTGGGCGTTCAGGAGACGGCGTCCAAGATGCGGCAGACGCCGCAGAACATCAAGGACCTCGGCCAGTCGATCATCGAGATGAGCAAGGCGCTGCCCAAGGCAGACTAGTATGGGCGACTCTCCCACAGTAAATTACTTCACGGCCAGGGCCGTTCAGGTCGGGAAGCCCCTCGGGCTCGCGATCGAGCCCGTTCCCACGGGCAGCAGGCCCGAGCAGATGCTTCACGAGCTTGAGCCGGGACGCATCGGCGAAAACCTTACCGAACGCGAACGCATGCTGGAGCTGCTCCGCAAGCGTGAGCACTTCAAATCCGAGCTCTCCTCGACGAAGGACATGATCCGGATCGAGAAGGAGAAGACTGCGGCTTTCAAGCTGACTAAGCATCTCCTTGATGATTTGTCCCTGGCGTTGCACAAGGAGGCCCGCATAGTCTTCAAGGGCAACAAACGCTTTGACATCAAGGGCGGCACAGCAACACAGTTCAATCCCAAACCAATAAGTGCGACGTATTCGCAGGACCCGGATGTAATGAGGCAACAGGCCGCAGTAGACCTCCGGATCCACCAGCCTAACCGGATTGGTGTTGGTGGAACGGTTAATCCGGCAGATGTCATGGCCATACCAGGCGCTCGGCGGCCCGTGAAGTTGGCCTCCCTTCTTGGTGACTCCGATCTGGAGAAGGAAGCTTTTCTCGGCATAGGCAGAGCCTTCGGTGCGATCAGAGGACTCTTCGGCCGTGGCGCAGCGAGGGCTGTGGCCGACCCACTCACTCGGCGGGCTCAGGTTAATCTAAGCAGAGCTGCTAAGGGGAAGGAAGCCCTAGTTCCCAAGCAGCCGGTAGTCCCCCCGCCCGTATCAGCCGCGCCACCCGCACCGGATCCTCGGAATCACCCGTACTACGGGCTGACAACCAGAGACGTTCAGCCCGGAACAACGGCACCAGCTGGAGTTCTAAAACCGCCACCGGTGGAAAGCATTACACCGAATGCCGCGCCAAACGCGCAGACAGGCGGCCGTAGAGTCCGCAGGGCGCGGCAGCCGGCAGCGAATCCTCAGGCCGATGTTCAGCAGCAGATACAGGACTATCACACGAAGACGCAGCGTCTAGCGGAGATGTCGGATCCAGAAGTTCTCCGCGCCCACGGTGAGGTGACTGGTCAGAAGCCGTCATGGGCAAAGCAGTTCTTGGCTAGCGGCAAGGGACAGTTTGCAGCCCAGATGGGTATGATGATGATGCCGTGGGACAAGGTTCTGGAACCAATGGGCCTGCAGGACAGCGCCGTCGGTTCAGTGCTTCCGCTTGCGGCTTTCATGGGTGCACCAGGCCTGATGGCGAAGTACACCGGTGCGGGTAAAGCACGGGCTGCCCTCGGGCAGAACATGATGGCAGGAAAGTGGACGCCGCCTGCTCCGATGGTCAAGACACAGTCGTCGGACAAGCTGTTCGAAGTGAAACAGATCGTCGTGAGCACTCCGGGAGTTGTCACAGCGCATGGATAAACGAGCCGAAATGATTCTGGAACCGGGGATCGAGAAATACCTCGTTCCCGCGTCTGACCCAAGATGGGGGCCGTCCTACGTCCCCATCCACTCTAGGTCGTTCGAGAAACTCGCGTCAGAGTGCTATGTTCCAGAGAGGCTCATCAAGCTGATCGAAACTCTGAAGCCGAGGAAAGAGGGACGCTACGTCCACATCAACGCGGTAGGCTCTCTTCACGCGTGGGGATCGAACAAGAACGGGGACGCATTCCCAAAGTGGAGCCTCCTGCACGACGAGCCGCCCGCTGATGTCATCTCTTTTCTTCACGAGAAGAATCTGAGTGTGCCCGCTGAATACGGTCACCAGACCTTCGAGACATATGCCTATCCGTTCGTCTTCCACGACAACAAGGATCCACTCGCCTCGATCGGAGAGAAGGTAACCTGCTCGGCGTACAACGATCAAATGGAAAGGGTGGAGCTCATCGTTTTCCTCTTGGAGAGCCGCGCGCCGGATCTGGTCCGCAGGGTTGACGCAGGCGATCCCATACCGTGGTCGATGGGCTGCAAGGTGCCATTCGACGTGTGCTCCATCTGCAAAAATGCTGCGAAGAACCGGAGTGAGTATTGCTCGCACCTGCGGACCCTTATGAACGTGACCCTTCCTGATGGAAGGAAAGTCTACGCTCTTAACTGGTTCCCCAAGTTCTTCGACATCAGCTACGTCATCGCCCCCGCATGGACCGAAGCGTGGTCTCTCAGAAAGATAGCCGGAACTGACACTCCGGCGATCGCCGTTCCGCTGGGCTCCACCAGAAGCCAGTTCGCTATGTACGAACCGGACTTCATGAAGATCGCCTCGGCGCAGTCTACTTTCCATAAAGCTGCCGTTCTGAAACGTGCTGAGGAGAAGGCTGCTGAAATCGAGAAACAGATCCCGGCCGAGAAGGGGCAGGACAACCTCGGAGGAGCCCCGATCAAGCCGCCCGTTTATCGAGAGCTGAAAAAGCTTGTCTCAATGCACGAGTCAGGTACGAGTGCTATCCCAGGGTTAGACATGAAGGTTCTCAAGAATGAGCCGCTCAGCGATGTTCTTGGCGGTGCGACTGCTTGCGGGATTCAGTTGCGGAAACCTGAGATCGAGGATCTCACCGAGGGCGATGCTTCGAAACTGCCGGAGTCTCTTGACTTCGAAAGTCCTTCCTCCAGAATCATGTCAGTGTTGAAAAGATGGATTCCGGAGCGATCGCTGTTCGATCCTCCGTTTGCCAAACGAGTCATTCGGATTATACGTATAAGTAGGTCGCCTGAGTCGGGCGTCGAAAAAAGAAGTTCCGGATCGGCGGCCTACGACAGATACTGCGAGCTCTTGCGGAAGATCGATGTGAACAAGCTCGCGGCGAAGGCAAACGAGTTGGAGATCCTGGAAGCTCGCGACCCTTCGGCAGTTGACCAGTCGCTGGTTGCCGTTAAAACTGCGGAAGTTGACGAAAGGTTCCGTGCAGTTATGCCTTTCGTTGTAGGTGCGGGGCTCAACAGGGGCTGATCGTTTTCAAGAAGGAGTGACCAATGGACGTGCAGAAGCTTCTCGAAAAGCTCGACGCGGACGGACTCGACAAGACCGCCTCTGTGGGCGCTGCGTCTGAGGACGACCCGATGGTGAAGTTGGCAGCCGACATCTTCGCCGGTGGACAGCTCTTCGCCCGCGGCTTCATCGCCGAGCTGAACAAGGTCGCGGCGGAAGGCGGACGGGTTCCCACCAGCCAGGGTGCGCCGGAAGAGGACAAGTCCAACTGGAAGGGTGTCGCGGGCGCGATCTCGAAACGCCACTCGATGCCTGGCCAGCCGGGCTCTTCGGCCATCGCCAGCTCGGGCACGGGCGGCGTCACGCAGAAGAAGGTGCCGGGCGACAACCCGAACGTCACCTACGAGAGCGTGCAGCCTCCGCAGAAAGACAACCCGATGCCGCACGAAACGCACGGGAACGTCAAGACCAAGTAGCGCAATAAGCGCACCGTTCTCGGAACAACTGGATCGTTGATCTGGTTGGTACACCAGGACGTCAAGGAGGACATTCGATGCGACTGAGCGAAATCGTTCAGGCTCTCGACGAGCAGGACTTCACCGTGAAGATGGCCGCGGTGGAGCAGGCCTACCAGAGCGACGAGACAAGGTCTCAGCTCTTCTTCAAGGCCGTGGAACTCGTCAAGGAAGCCGAGGCCAAGGGCGAGTTCAACGGCACCCTCAGCGACTCCCAGTTCCTCGGAGTCTGCACGCAGCTGGTCGAAGACCAGATGGCGAGCATGACGAAGACGGCTGCCGAAGGCGCGGCCGCTCCCGCCGAGACGGAAGAGGGCGCGGAGGAGCTGACCAAAGAGGCGCAGGAAGAACTCTACGCCTACGGCCAGCTCGCTGCCGAGGTTCTCGCGGAAAACGGGATCACCGCGGAGGACCTGGAGAAGGTCGCTTCCGAGGAGGAAGCCGACGCCCTCGGGCGCGCGGCGGCCCGCCTCGTCGCGGCCAAACTCTCGGCTGAAGCCGAAGAAGAGTAGCCGATGCTCGATGTCATGTCCATCAAACTAGCGCTGGCCGAAATGAACAAGAAGGCCAGCGTGGCGGAGCGCGACAAGCCTGTCACTGAACAGATCGACGAGCTTGTCGTTGCTTTGTCTGGTGCGGTGGACGACAGCAAGAATCGGGAGCAGCTACAGAAGCGGGCGTACCTGGACCGGCGGGAGAAGGTGGCAATCGCCAAGGTACTCGCCGGTATCGATGCCCTAGCTCATCGGAACTGCTGAGATGGGTAACGTCGTACTCCCTGCGACGTTGGCTGCTCGACTTCGGGACAAGCTGGTGGAACAAGACCACCTAGTCAAGACGGCCAATGAGCAGAAAAAAGAGGCTATGGACAAGCTGGCGGTGACCCAGCTGGAGAATCACGTCCTTCGGGAGGTGATGCAGCTGGTCGCCGATGGCGTGTTCGAAGCCGACGAGGCACTGCAAAAGGCAGCCGAGTTCCTGCAGTCGCCCCGCGATCTGGAGGTGATCAAGGCGGCTCATCAGTTGGGTCTGGACCGTATCCCGACCCTGGGTACGCCGGTTTCCGAGTCGAGGCCTGTTGACAAATCCGGCGGCAACGTCATCCTTGATGCGTTGCTCGATCTGCAGGATCAAGGCCTGATCTGAAAAAGGAGAACAAGCAATGACGATGCCGCGCAAAAGCGAATCGATCGTGACGGTCAACGCCAAGTTCACCGCGTTCGACCTGAAGGCACTCAGGTATCGTGACCCCTCGGTCGTCATCGAGGAAGGTCGCTTCATCACCGAGGACGGAGCCACAGGCTACGGCCGCCTCGCCGTCAACACGGACAAGGTGGCCTACGTGAACTTCCTCGTGTCCAGCGCGCCCTCCGTCCTGGACGAGCAGACAGATCCCTTCGACCCGTCCGCGCCGGTCCAGGGCCTGGAAGCAGGCGGACTGTCCGGCATCTGCGGAGCCGGCATCGAGCTGGGCGTCCCGCTGGACAGGTGGTACGACACCACCTCCAACCCGCCAGCCGTGGGCAAGCACGTTTGCCTGAACGCCGCGGGCGCGGGCAAGCCGGAAGCCCTCACGTCCCCGACGGGTCGCGTCTCGTTCGGGGTCATCACCAGGATCGTCGGACAGACGGTCATGTTCCTGTTCAGCGCCCTCGGTCACCAGTATTGATCGAAGGTTTTCCAGGTATTTGACTCCGAGCTTCGGTCGGTCACAATACCTGCAACAGTCCTTTTTCAAGGAGCCAGACGATGTCGGAAGCCTTCAACGTCGAACAGTTCAATGCCCTCTTCGGGCAGGCTGTGGAAGCCGGCGGCGAGGCGCTCACGAAGCTCGGGCAGGCCAGCGGCCTGTACATCCAGCAGAAGCTCCGTGAGAACGCATTCTGCCGCAAGATCATCCCGCCCAAGGTCGTCACCGAGAAGGAGTGCCAGCGCCGGGTGGCCGACGAGGGCCTGGAGTACATCGACGACCTGGAGCCGGATTCCATCGCGATGCACATCAACTGGCGCGGCGAGCCGGAGAAGACCTACCTCCAGGCCCCGCGCTACGCGATCCGGCTGCACACGATCTCCAGCGACAAGATCGTGAAGTCGGAACAGGAACTCCGGTCGTACAGGATGCCCCTCACGAAAGTGCTGGAGCAGAACATCGCCAAGGACATCCAGGAGCAGGAAGACGTCACGTTCATGAAGCACGTGAAGTCCGGCCTCTTCCTCGCCTCGCGGTACCGCTACAACTCCCTGGTGGACCAGGGCATCGTCACCGGCGGAACCGCCACCAAGAACTTCGGCACCTCCGCCGAGTTCATGCGGTACCTGTTCCAGAAGGACAAGGGGACCGGCGCGTGGGGCGCGATTCCCTCGACCAACCTGAACAGGTCGGACGCGATCTACTCCAACATCATCCTGTCCGACGAGGACGACTGGAACCGCGTGGTCCTCAAGGACCTCGTGAAGATCCCGGCCGCCCGCGAGCAGAAGGCCAGGACCTTCCTCATCCACGAGATCACGTGGACGGACGTCGTGGCGTGGTCGCTGACCGAAGCCGGCCTGGAGATCACCTCGGAGATCGTCAGGGACGGCTACAAGTACACCACGGTCGGCGGGTACACCTTCGTCACGACCATCCGCGACAACAACAAGCTCGTCGAGCCGGGCGTGATCTACGTGTTCCCGGCCCCCGAGTTCCTCGGCCGCATCCTCGTCCTGGAGAACACCAAGTTCTACATCGACAAGAGGGGGCGGTTCATCGAGATGGAAGCCTGGGAAGACATCGGTGCAGGGTTCGGCAACATCAGGGGTCTCGGCGTGATCCTCCTCAAGGGCGCACGCATGAACATCCCGGTGACCTGGCAGAACCCGGCGGGCACCTCGGTCGCCTCCGGCAACTTCACCATCATCAACGACAACACCCAGTCGACGCTGCCGGCGCTGAGCTAGTAGCTGACCTGGGAACCGGGACAAAACGAAAGCCCCGCCCGCCCGCTTGGGCGGGTTGGGGCTTTTTTATTGGGGACCCGTCATGGCTCGAATCAAGATGTCACCGGGCCAGGCCAAGGCGCTGGCCACGCTCCTGGGCGGCGTGGGCATGGGCGTCGTCGGCGGCGTAACCGAGGGTATCGTCGGCACTATCGCCTCTTCAGAGCTGAAGAAGCGAGAGAAGCGGAGCGGCGGTGACATGCACAAGGCGGCCTTTGCTGTGGCTTTTTTCGACGAGATGAACAAGCTGGCCGTCAGGACCAAGAAGATTCCGGCCGGTTCGAAGGTTGCGCCCACCCCAACCATGCCGCAACTACCAACCCCGCCATCGGCGGGCTCGACAATCCCGACATAGTGAGAGGAGACGTCATGGACACAGGAAAAGTCACATGGTTCGGTAAAGAGGGGCACCTGCACCTTCAGATGCGGCGCTTCCCGGCAGGCAAGGAAGTGACCTGCCGTCTCGACGACATTACCCCGCCGGAGAGGCGCAGGCACCGCGACCTGCTTCTCGTCAAGCGGAGCGATGGAGCCCTCATCAACATCGGATCGCTGGTACCAACTGACGTAGCCGTCAAGGCGATCAAGGAGTGTTCGTCGGTCGTCGACAACTACTCCGGATTCTATGTCCACCTGCCCAACGGTTTCGGCCTGGTGGACAACCCCAAGACGAACCAGCTGAACGTCGTTGCCGCCGAAGAGGTAGCAGCCGTAGTCACGCCGGTTCCAAGCGCCGTGGCCACTGCGCTCTTCGAAGGGGAGAGCCGAGAGGCCGAGGCGGAGCTGATGGTCGGCATAGCCGAGTTGGCCGCCGAATCCGCGCCGGCAGAACCCGCACCCGCTGAGCAGCCGGAGCACGAACCAGAGGAGACCGAATCCGACTGGAACGCGAAGGAAGAGGCGCGCGGTCGCAAGGGCAAGAAACGCCGCGGTGAGAAGGCCAAGGGAGATCTCGCCAGCGACCTCCTGGGAGAGTAACAGATGCCTCAGCGCTTTCAGGTTCCGAAGTACCTCGTCGACAAACTCCGCCGCTTCTTGCAGGACTACGAGGAAGCGAACGAGCTCATCGACGAGAAAGAGTCGCCAGACATCTTCCTGGCAGAGATGCTGGCCGATGCTCTGGTCACGTACAACACGATCGAGCCCTCCGGCCCAGGGCTCAATATCGTGTTCGAAACGCTCTCGCCAGAATCAGGTCTTCTCCTGGTCAACGAAGCCGCGGCGAGAGTCCTCACGTCAGTTTCAATCCGCATGCAGCGCAACATGCTGGAATACGTGGATGGTAATGTCCGCCTGCAGATCAACGACAAGTGGCAGTTCTATAACAACACAATTCAGCGGTTGCGCGGCGGTGATGCTGGCACGGGTCTGGGTTTTGCCCAGATGGTGAAAGAGCGTAAACTGAAACAGAACTGCGATCAAGCGTGGGGTATTGTTCACTCGGAGTTTTTCGACGGCTACCGCTATGGCGGCGAGGGATACGTGACCGTCGTGATGTAGGAGAACAAAGATGGCTCTCGTCGAAAATGGCGGCGACATGCTTGTCCATGGCCGCTTTGGAGATCTGCAGGTAGCCGCTGATGGTTACGATACAGAGGTGGCAGTTCCTAGCGGTTCGACTCATGTCGACATCCACCAGGACACAGACGCTCAGCAGATCTTCTACAGTTTGTCTGGCGGTGCCAGTTCGTGGATACCTTTGCCGCCCGCGGCAAGACCCGAGCACACGGCGTCGTCCTATGTGATCGCTGTCGGTTCGGCGACCAAGGTCTACTTCCGGAAAGCCAGGAAGATCCGCCAGATCGCAACAGATCCGGGCCTGTTGGCGTGGGGCGGCGCGGATGCCCGCGAACGGATCTGCGACGACTGCATCGGAAAGATCTCGGTCGTCTTCAATCAGAACTAGACATGAAGCTGGAAACGTTCTTGAAGCTTGCGGATCAGGTACAGCGGCCGCCCCCTCCGGAGTTGCTGCTGAAGAAGAACTTCTCTGTCAACTTTACGGTTCCCTTCGGCAAACAGATGCCAGATGGCAGGCCGTCGCCCATCAACTACGGGTCAATCCCAGGGACGAAGAATCCGGTCGATAACCGGCCGTGGGAGATTGTGGTTCCTGGGTTGCAGATGGCTCTCTCTGGGATCAGAGTTGACAGGATCGTGGGCATGATTGCCGAGAAATCTGGTGATCACACGCTGGTTGGAATTCCGGTGGGCATGATGGACCAAAAGCAGTTCGAAGAGCAGCTGCAGAAGTTCATTCAAATAAGAAGGAGATACGACACAACAGCGAGATTTGTATCGACGTAATCCCGGCAGTGCGCCGCCGGGTTACTTACCGAGGCGATCCAGGCCGGGCCTTGGCGCGCTCGTTAGCTTGGGGGTCATTCAGGATGGTTGTCTTCGACAAACTTCATT